TAGAGTCCTTTGAGAACGTAGTCATTTGTTTTGACGCAGATAAAGCAGGACAGTTGGCGGCTAAGTCTGTCCTTGATTTGTTCACCCCTAACAAGGCAAAGAATGTCGTATTGTCCATGAAGGACGCAGGGGATATGCTCAAGGCTAACAAGGTCACAGCCTTTGTTCGTGAGTGGTGGAACGCTAAGTCATATCAGCCTGATGGAATCATTGCAGGTAATGAGACTTGGGATTTAATCATCAAGCAATCCGATGTCAAGTCCATACCCTATCCTTGGGCTTGTCTGAATGAGTACACCTATGGCTTCCGTCCTCGTGAGTTAGTCACAATCACTAGTGGTAGCGGCATGGGTAAGTCTCAGATGGTACGTGAGTTAGAGCATTACTTGCTAGGTGCTACGGAGGACAACATAGGCATCCTAGCGTTGGAAGAGGACATACCTAAGACAGCATTAGGCATCATGTCCATTGAAGCTGAGAAGCAACTACATCTTAACCAGACTATCTCTGAGGAAGAGAAGAAGAGTTATTGGGATAAGACGTTAGGCTCTGGGCGCATCTATATGTTTGATCACTGGGGTTCTACTAATGAGGACAACCTACTTGGGCGCATACGTTATATGGCTAAAGGGTTGGACTGCAAGTGGATCATTCTTGATCACCTAAGCATTGTGGTTAGCGATCAGGACAATGGAGACGAGCGTAAAGCCATCGACAGCATTATGACTAACCTTAGAAAGCTAGTTCAGGAGACAGGTGTAGGGCTATTCCTAGTATCACACTTGCGTAGACCTAGCGGCTCAAAGGCACATGAAGATGGTGGTAAGATTAGTTTAGGAGAACTACGTGGTTCAGCGGCTATCGCACAGCTAAGTGATATGGTCATTGGACTTGAACGAGATCAGCAACACGCTGACCCTGAGACACGGAACACCACAACAGTTCGTGTACTCAAGAACAGATTTGTTGGACTCACTGGTGCGGCTTGTTACCTTTACTATGATAAAGAGACAGGTCGGATGATTGAAACTAGTTGCCCTATGGGTGAAGAATCGGAGTTTTAATTATGAAACAGTTTGTACTTGACATTGAAGCCAACGGCCTTGACCCTGATACAGTATGGTGTATTGTTGTGCGACAGCTAGGACACGATGATTCCTTAACTTGGTCGGGAGATAGACTACCTGAATTTATAACTTGGTTACAACTGCAGGACGAGTGCGAACTAATTGGTCACAACCTTATAGGATATGATATACCTGTACTGGAAAAACTACTAGCGGTAGACTTTAGCAAGTGTAAAATAACTGACACACTGGTAATGTCCCGACTAGCTAATCCGTCAAGAGAGGGTGGTCATTCCTTAGATAACTGGGGTTCTATACTTAATTGCCCCAAAGGAGATCATAATGTTTGGGATGTTTTTTCGTATGATATGTTGGAGTATTGCATACAGGACGTTAGAGTTAATGCGTTGGTGTACCAGAGATTACTTTCTGAGCTTAGAGGCTTTGAGTCTGAAAGTATTGATCTTGAGCATCAAGTACAAAGCATTGTTACTCAGCAGATTAAACAGGGGTGGCTCTTAGACCAAGAGAAAGCTTACCATTTACTGGCTACATTAAAGGAGAAAAAGAATGACCTTGAAGATGAAGTGCATCAGGTTTTCAAACCGTTACCGACATTTGTCAAAGAGATTACGCCCAAGTTTAAGAAGGATGGTACGCAATCGGTTGTTGGACTCAAGTTTCTTGGTGATAACTGGGAGGAAGCGGTAGCACCCTTTAGTCGCATAGATTTCCCTGTGTTTAATCTAGGTTCAAGACAGCAGATAGGCAGACACCTCCAGTATTATGGATGGAAACCTAAGCAATTCACTGAGACAGGACAGGCCATCGTTGATGAGGCAGTGCTAGGTACAGTGAAGGGCATACCACAGGCCGCTTTGATAGCTGAGTATCTTATGATACAGAAGCGTGTGGCTCAAGTTCAGAGTTGGTTAGAGGCTGTTAAAGAGGACGGTAGAGTACATGGCTACGTTAATCCTAACGGAGCAGTGACAGGACGTATGACTCATTCCAGTCCTAACATGGGTCAAGTACCTGCAGTTTACTCTCCTTACGGTAAGCAGTGCAGGGACGTATGGACAGTACCAGAAGGTTACAAACTTGTAGGTATGGACGCAAGCGGTCTTGAGTTACGGATGCTTGCACATTACATGAATGACGAGGGCTATACAAATGAAATTCTCACAGGAGATATTCACACGGCAAATCAGTTGGCTAGCGGCCTTGAAACTAGAGACCAAGCAAAGACTTTCATATACGCTTTCCTTTATGGAGCAGGAGATTCCAAAATCGGAAGTATCGTTGGAGGAAGTGCAAAGGATGGTAAACGACTTAAGGAAAAATTCCTTGGCAATACGCCATCTCTTGGAAGACTACGAGAACGAGTTGCAGTGGCATCTGGAAGAGGCTATGTTCTTGGCTTGGATGGGCGAAGGGTCTATGTACGATCACAACACGCGGCACTGAACACTTTGTTGCAGTCCGCAGGGGCTATTGTTATGAAGAAAGCCTTGTGTTTGTTGGATGAGTACGCAACTAAATGGAACATTGACTATAACTTTATAGGAAATATACACGATGAAATCCAGACAGAGGTCAGAGAAGAGAAAGCAAAGGTTTTCGGAGGACTTGCAACCAGTTGTGTCGAAGCCGCAGGACTCCACTACAAACTTAACTGCCCCCTCGCAGGGGAGTTTAAAGTTGGAGATAGTTGGGCGGACACCCACTAATAAACACTGCAACCGCTGTTCAATTAAATTAACAGAAGATGTGTGGGGGGAGGGGAATGTTAAGAAAAATAATTACATCTGTAAAACTTGCGATAATATCAAAAGCAGACAAAACAGATTAAAAAGAAAAGCTCGTGTTTTGGGCGAGTATGTACATCTTCAGTACAATACTGTTAAAGAAGGTGCTGTTTACATAATTACTAACAAAGCTTGGGACGGTTGGGTAAAAGTAGGGATGGCTATAGACGCGGAAGACAGGTTAAAAAATTATCAAACCTCTTCCCCTTTTAGAGATTATGTGTTATACTATAGTTATGATACTGATGATAGACGTAAGGCTGAATCTACAGCCCACTCAAAGTTAGAGCAGTTGTTTGAAAGGAATAACGAGTGGTTCAAATGTACACCACAGGAAGCCAAAGGGGTTTTAAATGAACAACAACAAGACAACGGATAACTTGGTGCAAGACATCTACGATCTAATGATTAGCAAGGACGCTGATTCATCCGTAGACGTTGAGGCAGAGATAGATAAGTTTGGTGAGGGTGTTAAGGCTCTTATGCGTACAGAGTTTGGCAGGGAGAAGCGTAAGGATAACCGTAAGCTACGCCTGTCTAACATTGGGCGCACCGATAAGTACCTATGGAATCATGTCAACGGTACTGAGGGCGAAGACATTCTACCACACACTTATGTGAAGTTTATGTACGGTCACTTGATTGAGGAGATGTTGTTATTCCTTACTCGCATGGCAGGACATAGTGTAACTGACGAACAAAAGGTATGTAAAGTTGAAGGAATCGTGGGTCACATGGACTGCAAGATTGACGGTGTTGTTACTGATGTCAAGTCAGCAAGCAGTTATGGGTTTAAGAAGTTCAAGGATGGATCGCTTGCCTTTGACGATCCCTTTGGTTATATTGATCAGATCAAAGCCTACGCTCACTCAGAAGGAGACAGGAAGTTCGGGTGGTTAGCTATGGACAAAGCCAACGGACACCTGACCTACCTCAAGTACGACTTGGATGATAAGAATGCTAGAGTTTACGATGCGCTGTCTCAGGATATAGCAGAGAGAGTACGCCATGTAAAAAAGCTAGTAGAGCATCCAGAACCAGAGTTACTTTGTTACGAGCCTTTGCCCGATGGCAAGTCAGGAAACTTAAAACTCTCCGTTGGTTGCTCTTACTGTCAGTTCAAAAAACATTGCTACCCAGACTTAAGAGTATTCAATTATTCCTACGCTCCTAAGTTTCTTTGTAAAGTAGTTAAGGAACCTAACGTACAGGAGATCATACTAGATGAAGAAGGTTTTTAGATCGGGTCTTGAGTCTGCTCTTTACGATGTTCTTAATAAAGAGTTTAAGTATGAGCCTTACAAGCTACCTTACATTATACGTAAGAACTATCTTCCAGACTTTGTACATGAAGACAAGAAGATACTGATTGAGGCTAAGGGTTACTTTAGAGTAGGGGACACACAGAAGTACACATCCATAAGAGATTCTATCGGAGATTGGGAGTTAGTATTTGTGTTGTCAGACCCTAACAAGAAAGTAAGGAAGGGCAGTAAATTAACTATGGGGCAGTGGTGTGATAAGGAAGGCTTCTCTCATTTCACTGTAAAGACAAGCAAAGAGTTACTGAAGTATGTGAGGAATAAAAATGTCACTAACACTTGAGGAATTAAAGGAAGAAGTAATAAGGGAGTACGATGTTGTTCTGTTGTGTGAAGTGTTAGACATAACCCCTGAAGATATTTTGGAAGCTTTTGAAGATCGCTTAATTATTAATAGAGATAAATTTACAGAGGATACTGAAGATGAGACTTAATGACGCAACTCCTGCTGATTGGGATAGGGTAGCTAAGGAACATCCTGCTATAATACCCTGCGGCCCTAAGAGTTATATAGTCACTGACGAGGCCATGACAGCCTACCATGTCATTGCAGATGAAGAGCTTGAAGACGTAGTTAATAAGCCAAAGCATTACAACACTGGCAACATTGAGTGTATTGAAGCTATAGAGGAGTCCATGTCTTCAGTAGCATTCAAAGGATACCTCAAGGGCAACTGTATGAAGTACCTTTGGAGGTACGACTATAAGGGCAAGCAGGTAGAGGACTTAAATAAAGCTAAGTGGTACTTAAACAAACTAACCATTATGGTTTCCAAGGAGAATAGTTAATGGATCAATATCAGCAGTTTATACATAAGTCTCGCTACGCACGTTGGATGCCTGAAGAAAAACGTAGAGAGACTTGGGAAGAGACAGTACAGCGTTATGTGGACTTCTGGGTCAACCGTGGACAGCTTGACAAGAAGACAGCCAAACGACTGTACAACGGAATACACAGCTTAAAAGTAATGCCCTCAATGCGATGTATGATGACAGCAGGGGAAGCACTCGACAAAGACAATGTAGCAGGGTTTAACTGCAGTTATTTGCACATAGACTCACCTCGTAGCTTTGATGAGTTGATGTATGTCTTGATGTGTGGCACAGGTGTAGGCTTTAGTGTTGAGCGTAACTTCATCAACAAGCTACCAATGGTTGCTGAGTCCTTCCATAAAACTGACAGTGTGATTGTTGTTTCCGACAGTAAGATTGGTTGGGCATCTGCATTCCGTGAGTTGATAGCTATGTTGTACGCAGGTAAAGTACCTCAGTGGGATGTAAGCAAAGTGAGACCTGCGGGAGCAAGGCTTAAGACATTCGGTGGTAGAGCAAGCGGCCCTGAGCCTTTGGTAGATTTGTTTAACTTCTGTATAGAGGTGTTCACCAAGGCTACAGGACGCAAGCTGACATCCATTGAGTGTCACGACATCTGCTGTAAGATAGCTGACATTGTAGTGGTGGGTGGTGTACGTAGGTCTGCTTTGATTAGCCTGTCCAACCTATCCGACCCTCGCATGGCTAAGGCTAAGATGGGTGATTGGTGGCGCAGTGAAGGACACCGTAGACTAGCTAACAACAGCGTAGCGTACACAGAGAAGCCTGACTTTGAGTCCTTCCTGTCTGAAATGCAGAATATGTACGAGTCTAAGGCAGGTGAGCGTGGTATCTTTAGTAGAGTTGCGGCACAGAAGATAGCCGCTAGGAATGGACGTAGAGACGCAGAGCAGGACTTCGGGACTAACCCTTGCAGTGAGATCATATTACGCAGTAATCAGTTCTGTAATCTGTCTGAGGTGGTTGTACGTGCGAACGATACCAAAGCTACCCTCAAGGAAAAAGTAGAACTGGCGGCTATTATAGGGACACTACAGGCTACTCTGACTGACTTCAGGTATCTACGTAAGTTGTGGCAGAGAAACACAGAGGAAGAGGCTTTGCTTGGTTTAAGCTTGACAGGCATTATGGATCATAAGGTCTTAAGTAATGACACAGCGTCAGCAAAGTGGTTGGAGGATTTAAAAGATGTGGCAATCAAAACTAATAAAGCTTGGGCAAACAAGTTGGGAATCAACCAGTCAGTGGCTATTACGTGCGTTAAGCCTAGTGGTACTGTGTCTCAGTTGGTCGATAGCGCTAGTGGCATTCATCCTAGGTTTTCTAAGCATTACATTAGAAGAGTTCGTTCAGACGCGAAAGACCCACTTGCACAGTTCATGTCAGCAGGAGGATTCCCTGTAGAGCAAGACATTATGTCCCCTGCATCCTTAGTCTATAGTTTCCCTGTGAAGTCACCAGAGACTAGTGTTACAGTCAAACAGGTGGGTGCAATGGAACAGCTTAAGTTATGGAAGGCTTACCAGAACCACTGGTGTGAACATAAGCCAAGTATCACTGTTTATTATACAGACGATGAGTTCTTGGAAGTTGCTCAGTGGATTTGGAATAACTTTGACTTGTGTAGTGGGATTAGTTTGTTGCCAGTTAGTGATCATGTGTATCAGCAAGCTCCTTATGAAGACATCAGCGAGGATAAGTATCAGGAGTTAGTACAGCAGATGCCTGTGGGTGTTAATTGGAATGACCTTGAACATTTTGAACAAGAGGATAATACTACAGGTTCTCAAGAGTTAGCGTGTGTAGGTGGAGCATGTGAAATAGTGTAAAGTTGTAACTTGTTATAAAACTAAGGGGCCTTAAGTGGCCCCTTTTTATTCTTCGTCTTCTAGTGCAGAAACAACCCCTGCTGTCGTTAGTAACCCTGCGGCCCCTGCTGTCCCTTGTAGTTTTCTTTTAGCTGAATTAGCTCTAGCTACGTCAGCCTCAGTAACTTGAGGTTTAGAAAACTTCATGGCTCTTTTTGTATAAGCCTCGTTTGTTTCTTTTGGCAGTTGTTTTACACCTGTTACTTTTTCTGTTTCTTTCAGTGCTTTGTTAATCTTTCTTTTTGTCATGTTGGTTTTTATTTGTTTGTTGTTATACTTAGCACCTGTTTTAATTGAAGACTCAATCAGCGGAGAGACAGTGATTAAACCATGACCACCAACAGGGTCTTTACCAAAGATGTCATGTCCATCACTCAACATTGTATACATCTTTTCTTTGTTAGGATCAACTACAACAAAAGCATTAACACCGCCCAGTTCTTTTTGTCTTGAATTATAAGACTGCTGTGTAACTAAGTAACCTTCAGGTTTTTTAATGTCTGTTAAATTTCTAGCACCAACAGAGTTCCCTGCTTCGTCACTTACTCTTGCCATTTTTATAGCTTTAGTGTCTAATAGTTTATTAAAAGAATCTAAAACTTTTTGTTCTCCTTTTTTAAGCTTAGAACCTTTAAGTGTTTTTGCTCTAGCCCTTAATAAATCATTTACAACTTGACTAGGCTGACCGCTAACACCTAGCTTTTTCATTAGTTGATAGGTGTTGTTGTTTAAAGTAGAAGCTATCTGCATAAACTCTACCATTCCTTCAGAGTCTAATTTAGCTTTGGGTTTTGTCCCTGTAGATTTTCGGAGGTTATTAACGACTTTTAAATAGGTGTCTGTAGATTTTCCGTGAAGTGACCTAACTACCTGCGCCCCTCCTCCTGAAAGACCAATAGATTCTACGTAACCTACATTTTTATCTACAGAAGGGTCTTTAATTTGATAGTCATATCTATAGTTTTGTTTTTTAATATGAGGGCCATCAGTCAAATGCTTGGTAGCTCTTTGAATTATAGACTCTGGAATCTCACCTGTAGTTCTAAATCCTTGACCTATGCCCTTAGACAGGGTGGCTCCGTCTGATCTAGCAATTCTTGAATCTAAATAGTTAAGCCCCACAACGCTTTTTTCAAGTAAGGAATCCTCTGGCATATCAAGTTGCCTATTAATAGCGATAGCTGTCTTTTCTGCGTCTTGTCCAACATCACTTGCCCAATCATCTAACTTTCTATCAGAAATACCTAAAACCCTGCGTTTTGCAACAGCCGCAGGATCAATGCTTTCCCTAACAGCAGGAGCTACAGACTTTCCGTATTCTTTTAGAAAGTTTATTCCCCCTTTTACAGGGTTAGTATAAAACTCAGCAATATCTGTTGGGACGTTTTGCGCCACTCTGTTAACTAAGTTACCTGCGCTTGAGAAGAGACCCTTACCTCCTCTGGCTAAAGATGGCCCTGCCACTGGAACAGCCCCTAACATAGCCAACATTCCTGCTGTTCCGTAGTTTCCCGCCTCATATTCATCAGCAATATCGGCAGACATCAAACCACCACCAACAGCAGGTAGAAAGTCACCTACAGATAAAAGGTTTTCTGCTTGCCTATAGTTTTTCCGTTCTCCACCTAAAGACTCCGCAAGGATGTTCCTTATGGAGTCTCGCCAAGTAGGATCAACAGCAGTAATTGAACCTACATCGTCATCAGCAGTAGGGAAAAAATCAGGAGTACGTGCATATCTTTCCTGCGTGTTGACAGTATACTCTCCCAGAAGGTCTCTTAAAAAGCTATCATACTCTTTATCAGCCATTTAACTATCCTATTGTCTAAAGTAGTTACGCATTTCCGCTTGCTCTTCTTCAGACAGAGCATCCATTGTGTCGCTGACAATAAAACTTGCGAACTTTTCCATAGCTTCAGGAGATTTAAACGTCATCTTTTCAAAAGCAAGTAACTTGTTCACAGCTTTAGGATTAGAGGCAGCTTTTGATAGAAAAATAGGAGTAGCTAAGACTATAGAGGGTGCTACAAACGCCCCTACCATAGCACCTAAAGCCCCACCTGTTATGGCTACACCTGCACCTGCGCCAACAGAAGAAGATAACCCTTGAAGAGCTTGAAACTCTTTACCTCTTAGAAATAAAGTACCGAAGTTTCCTTCTGGTCTTTTACTGGCTTCAGAAAACAGATTAAATATCTGCTTTGTCCTTGCGTAGTCTTCACCCATAATAACTTTTAATCTTTTGTCTGCGTCTGGTTTACTAAATTGGGCGGCTAGACTATTGTAACGTGAAATATCAAAATCAGGAGAAGATACATCAGGAATCAAGTTTCTAAGGAAAGACTGTTTAATGACTTGTTTTGCTTCCTTAGCTGTACCATAGGCTATTTCTGAAGGTAATCCCTCTCTCTTACCTATTTCTTTATAAGCCTCATCTATGCTTTTCATAAAACCTTTAATTTTTTCACTATTAGATTGAGTAGTCAACATAGCGCCTAAAGCTTTATAATCACCAATTTCTGCTCTCATTATTGTATTTTTATTTAACACAGGAAGCAAACCAGACAGTCCTTCTTTATAGGAAGTCTTTAGTAACGCATATTCCTTTGCCATTTTAGGGTCAGCTTGTTTTAAAGTATTTATAAAAGAATCTTTTAAGATACCTTGTAATTTTATAAGTTCTCCATCAGCCACTGAATTATAGTTTTGCGTTCCTTTAGTTCCAAACTGACGCATTTGTGCTGACATCATTTTATCAAGACGAATTAAAGCTTGTGCTGACATATTTCCGTATTCTAAAGTTCCTGCTAGTTCTTTTTCAATATATGCTATAGTAGCATCGTCAAGAAGTATTTTATCTTTAGTCACCACTTTACCATCAACTACATCTGAGGTTTTTATAGTGTTTTGTTTTAAGTATGACTCTAGTTGTTTCTTAATTCCTGCCGTGTTTACAGTTCTGTTTTTAACTTGACTCATAATAGAATCTAAACCGTCACCATAGGAATCACTAAGTGCTGATCGACCTGCGGATAAAATGTCAAACATTGCTTCCCCTAGATCGGAAGGAGACGCACCAGTTCTTAAGTCAACAGCATTAGCTATGTCGTTCAACGCTGACTGTGCCGCTTCATTTACTTTCTTTACATTACCTGTGGCTTCCTTACCTGATAAAAGACCTGCATCCCCTATCTTTTCAGCAAAGACAGCAAGACTAGAGGCTTGTCCTGTTTGATACCTCGTTAAACTAGACCCACTTTCTTCTAAAATCTTTTGAGTTGCTTTTAAAGACTCAGCTGATCCTGTCTCTAAACCTTCCTTTATTATTTCTTCCGCTACTTCCTTTGGCCCATAACCTAAAGCGGCTTTGGCGGCTAGATATGGCCCTTTTAAATACTTACCTAAAGTTAAAGTTGCTACATCAAACCCTGCGGATATTAAAGCTTCTTTAACAGCAGATTGAAAGTCCAGTTCTTTACCTTCCAAAACATCAGATGTTAAAGACCCTGCTCCTGTCCCTACTGAACCGCCTATGATTCCCCCTGCTACCATTCCTGGAGGGCCTAAAGGAATACCTGCCGCGGCTCCTGCAAGACTACCTCCAAGACCCAAAGGTATTTCCATGTTTCCCTTAAGGAAATCACCTACGTCCTGATACCAAGGCAAGTCTTCTTCTGTAGGAGTTGGTTTTGGAGCAAAGTCTTCAAGAGTAGCCAAGCCGCCAGAAATTGCTAAGTCTTTGACTACTTCTTCACTGGTTCCCACAGGTACGTCATAAATAGTTTCACCGTTAGGAAGATCAACATCATAAAGTTTACTCATTATTTCCCCGCTCTTTTTTTCAACATATCAAACGTTACTTTTTCGTTTTCGGGTTCTTTATCTTCCTTTAACAACTCTTGTACAAAAGCATTGTATTCGTCAAAGTCTTCTGAATCAGAATATAGTTTAGCTTGTGAAATTCTTTGATTCATATCTTTAATTAATCTTTTAATAATTGCACTATTAGCTTTGTTTCCTCTTCCAACTGTTGCCGCTATTTCTAATAAGGCCATTCTTTCAGGATCAGAAATAACACCACCAAAGATAGGCTTTAACGACTTAAAAGTTTCCATAGCTAACACACGCTCAAAGTCTGCTCTATTGCCGCTAGTTACACCAAAGAAATCTTCTATACCGTAAGCCGCTATGTTGATAGGGCCGCCTGTTGGTAAAGTTTCAAGTATTTTTTGAGCTTCCTCAATGTTCTTTTTATTATCAAGTAAAGCAGGTAAACCACCAACAGCCTGAGTTTTGTTTTTTAGAAATTCTTTTGATTTCTCTTTAGCTGTTGACGTTTCAATTATTCTTGCTTGTTTTTCTGCTGAAGTCTCTCCAGAAGAACCAACAGGAGTAACATTTCCTACAGGTTCAGTTGGCCCCGAAGCATCAACAGGGGAAAGAGATGTTGAAGTAGTTTTAGTTTTTGGGTCTTTTATTTGTGTTCCATAAAAATAATTCCCTTCTTCATCTACCCATTTATCTGATCCTCCAAACTGAGCATTAACATCTCCTGTAGCATCAGGTAAAAAGTCTTTTAAGTTTTTAGCTGTGACAATTCCTGATTGTACTAACATCGCTAACTGAGGTAGTTCAGGATATTTTTCCTGTACATACGTAGATAAAGAAACCCTATCAGCCATTCCTTGATCTTCAAGCTCTTGTTTTTCTAAAACTGCCTGTTGTTTTTCTAAAATAGCATTTCTTTGTGCTATTGTCCTAGCGGCCCCTACTTGATTTCCTGAAGACATTTGTAACTTAGCAAGCTGACTTAAATCGTCAGGATTTTCAGGATTCATATTAGGAAGTAATTTTTCTAGTTGTTCCATAGGGTTGTCTGGAACTTCTCTTCCTGTTAGTTTAGCAAACAGCTTACCTACGGCCCTGCCGCCACCTCCTGCTTCTTGAGCAAGTCTTTGATTTCTTGTAAGAGGTTGAATTGGTTGCGTAGGAGTGCCTGTTAATAAGCCTACTAAATCTCGATCTGCCATTATATTGTCCTATTAATAATTTGTTATTGGGTTTTAGACCAATTAGCCACCACCGCTACGACCACCGCCACCACTAGCGCCAGCAGTAACTGCACTTTCTATAGTACCAAGTAAATCATTCCAGAAACCACTTCTAGCGTCATCTTTAGCCGCTTGCGCCCCAAAGATACCACCTACACGTTCTCCTGTCTTAGGGTTATAATTTGTTCCTAATGTTTGTCCAATGTAACCACCTTCCTTGTCAAACAAGGTTTTTAACATTGATTCAACATTTAAGGCCGCACCTGTTTCTCTACCGCTTTGTGCTAAGGATGCTGTAGGAGTAGCTAGTTTATAAAGCTCACCTAACTGTTGCTGTGGTACGTAGCCTAGACCCATAAGACCACTAGCTAAACCGAAAGCTTGCTGTCTGTCTGCCTGAGACTGTCCATAAGCTTGATAAGCCGCTTCATTACGTGCTTGTTCTTGCGCTAACGCTTGTGCAAATTGCTCTGGACTACCGCCATACTGAGCAGTCATTAAACCTAGCCTACCCTGTCCTCTTAAACGGTTCTCTAGCTCAAGTCGTTGACGTTCTTCCTCTGGGCTTTGTATGCCTCTTATTTGCTCGTATAAAGCCTTTTGTCGATCAAGAGGATCACCGCCTAGCTCATCTAGGAAACCGCCTGACATGCCAAACAGACGGTCTTGCATAGCCTGTTGTTCTTCAGATAGGTTCATATCAAACCCACCTTCAGCGTTGCCTTGTATACCACCTGTGCTAGATGTAACACTAAAGGGAACAAACTGTGACTGCTCGTATCCTTGCTCACCTACGGCAGTACCACGCTCTAGTGTTTCATCTCTAAAGTCTGTTTTTCTTTTTATATCTCTTTTTAAGCTCTGATAAGCTTGACCTGATGATAACAAGTCTGATAAAAAACCCATTAGTAACTCCCTCCGCTAATTGTACCTGATAGTGTTCCTGTGAGGCTACTTGCTGATAGTGTTGAAACAGTAACTACACCTGTGAATGTTGGCCCTGACAAGTCTGCTTTAGTTGCAATAGCTGTAGCGATAGAGTTAAACTCATCGTTTATTTCTGTACCTTTTACTATTTTACCTGCACTACCTGTTGGTAAATTATCTTTAGCCATAAAGTCTGTGGCTTTTGTATAATTACTCATTAAAAAAGTCTCCCTAATAATACGTTTATATCAATTTTTTGTATTGAAAATTCACTACCGCTAATTGTAGACTCTAAACCAACAGTGACTACGTTTCCATGTCCTGAACCGTGTACATTAGGTACTTGAGTTTGAGTACCTGCTGTGTATTCAGAAGTTGTAACATTGTATTCGCTTACACCATAATAAGCTATGTTTGGGTTAGTTCTTTTAGAGTTAAAAGTTTGTTTGTAATAGGAGTCTGAGTAATCATATCCCCAACTTAATACAGACTGTGCCTCTGCATCTCCAATGATTGTCATTTTAAACTTCTTAAGAAACTTAATGTTTGACGAGTTTCCAAAATCTAAAGGATTGCTAAAATAAGATAAAGGATAAGAAGAAACTGAATAAGTATACGTACCGCCAACAAGAGTACACAAGCCATCTACAAAACCTGTGTATTTGTATATGCCTCCTTGTCTTCCCATATATATAAAGCCTTCCTGCGTTCTTGTATAACACAACGCAATAGGAGTTGCCCACGTAGTAACTCTGTGTGATCCATCAGGTAACGCCTGTCGCATATCAAAACAGTACGTTATGTTGCCTGTAGGTAAAGTTAAAAGATAGAAGGCTTCCTCTGGGCTATACAAGGACTTAACAGAAGATAGCGTAGAGTCTAGTATTCTTTCCTCGTTGACCTGCCGTACTAAGTCATTCCTGACGTTTCTGCTTATGTCTCTCATCGGCATAGACTTTTCTTGAATGACTCTACCAAAGCTACGCACACCTGCGTCAGACAGGAACACAATGTCAGTACCTGTGTGCTGTACAGAATCTCTAGCAACACAACCTACACCTTTGACAGTATCATGTAAAACCATTGTAGTAGGATTGTCTGCACCTGAATAAACAACAATAGACATCCTACCAAAAATAATAAGAAAGTTATTGTGTGCCGCAAGTGCTACAACTTCATCATAACCAGAAGGCCATACTGTTGTTAAGTCAATAGCACCTGTAGAACCACCATTCCAATCATTTCCATTAAGAAGGTCTGACCAGTATATAGTATGTTTATTGCCTGTGATGTCTGCTATCCATAAACGACCAAAAGCCGCTAATACTTCATTGGCTTGATAAGGAGCATCAACACTTCCTGCAATTAGAAGAGTAACTGTGTGACTGCTTCCTGATCCTGTTAAAGTTGGAGAAAAAGAGACTGCACCTGTTGTTTTATAAGTAAATTTAAAACCATCAGATGCATCGTTTAATGCTACAGTAAATAATAAATTACTATAATTAGAAGCACCTTGTATTGCAGTGACTTGTTCAGCAACACTAGTGTAGGATGCAGATGCTATACTAACTGTTGTAGTGCCGTCATTAACTACAAGTGTTGTCGTCTCTGAAGCTGTTGCTGTTGCATTGAATACCGAAACAATACCATTAGGGCCGTCAAAACCTGTAACTGATGTCAGCTTAACAAGTCCTTGGCTTCCAGAATCAGTGTAAACTAAAGGCTCATGTCCTGTCTGGTAAAAATAAACATGATCATTAAAGTTTACAATCTTCCACTTGTTATTATTTATAGTGTAACCTGATGGAGTTATGTCAGTTAAAGTACCAACGCCACTAAATATCTTATTGTTACCTGCTGAGAAAACAATCTTATCTCCGCTTTTATCTAAAGATTCAAAGATTGTCTCTACTTTTACAGTGTTTGTACCTACTGTAGAAGCCCCTGTAGTGTTCTCAGTTGAAGACAGCAATACTGAGCCTTTTCTAGCCCCTACTCGTCCTAGTTTATCAATAACACAGTTAGTTGCAATAGACGCATAGCTAGGGTCAAGACCCACAGGAGAATCCTGCGTGTTGATACCTCCAAACGCAGGTGCATTAATTGTTACATTCTGTAGTTGTTGAGCCACTATATAGGTCTCCAAACAGTTTCTTCTGGGTGTCGAGCTACGTCAAATGCAATCATGTCGCCTAGTGTTTGATCCGCTATGGCAAACAGTTCTGCTGATGATGTACCGCCAGTTTCCCCTCGCTCTCTTGAAGCTAAAGCAACAGCATAATGTATTACAGGATTAGAAGGCACATGTAAAATTGCTGAATCTTCAACTAGTGTCTCTTTCTTATCTATAGTGTTGACACGTATAAAATAGTTATCATCTGGAATAGGATATAAATCAAGGATTGCCTCCCCATTATCATTAAAGCCATTCCAAGAATAATAAGCAGGAGAACCCTTAGCTGGAGGATTGTTTAGAAAAGCATTGTTCATCCAACTAGATGTCACAGGCTTTAAGAAATAATTAGATGTGTCATTTATAATATCAAGAATTTTAAGACTGATGTCAGAACCTTCAAGCTGATACCTAAAAATATCAGTTGTTGTGTCAATAGTAAAAGTAGTTCGTAAAGCTGACCAATCCCAAGAGTCCTCTACAATCCTTTTAGAATCATTTACAAACTCTCCTATTAACCTTGAATAGCTATTTTCTGACACAGACTGAATTGTATCGTCTTCTCTTAGCCTTCTTAGTACACTCTGTACAAGCTGTAAGTAAGTCATTAGATTGTGTATCCTTGCTTTGTTAATTGCATTATTTGTCTCTCTGTACGCCCTTAGCTTTCTCTACTGTTCTCATGGCTCCAAGACCTAACATACCTAAAAGAACAGGCATCATTTCAGATAGAGCAATTAAAGGTATTACTATTTCAGATTCAACCAAGGCTAGTATAAAGTTAGCCATAGGAATCAAGATAAAATTACCTGCCATGCCCATTGCACAAATCCAGCCTACTGCTGGCCGCCAACCCGCGACAAACATATTGTTATGTGCGGCTTCCACTTTGTTTACTTCAAGCTGTCCCTTGGCAAGCTCATGTGCGTGTCTTTCTGCCATTGTAGCTATTCGGTGAGCTAGTAAGTTTTTCTGATCTTTATTCTCTACAAACTTATCTAATAAACTTGAAATAGGTTCAATCAAAGAAGGAAGAATAGACATTATGCAGTTCTTTTCCACATGTATACAACAATGGAAGGCTGTATGTTGTTGTGAGCTACACCGCCCCCAGTAGCCTCTGTGTTGCTAGAGGAAGACTCAGCTAACTGACCAGCGCCCCCACGGTCATTATTAATTGCAGTATATTGCATAGCAGTAAAACTATGCGTGTGAGCAGGAAGTTCATCAGTAGTCAACGTATGCGTCTTAGCGCCTATTGTTTCTTCCGCTGTGTCAAAGTCTGTATCTTCGCTATCTAAACTTACAAGCGTTCTACCTTTTCCGAATCTTTCCCAAGTTCCACCAAAGAGTGTACTAGGCGGTGTAAAGTCCACAGAGATATAAACAGCACCTACAGGATAAGCCTGTAATGCTCCTGCAATCTCAACTACAGCATTCGTACTATCTTTAACGTACAGTTTTTTATCGGCAGTATTGACTGCTAACTCAGCACCAAAAGTAGTAGAGCCGTTACCTACTGCAAGATCAGAAGCAAGAGGAGCGCCAGTAATGTTTCTTGATTTAGTTAAAAGAATAGTCATATTTATTTCTTACCTAATAATTGTTGAACTGTATCTGTCTCATAAATTCTAATGCCTAGCCAGACAATAGTAAATAAACTAGCCAAGGGAGGCAACCAAGCGGCTAAAGAAAGAAACCCTGTTGAGGCCGCAATCACATCTACAGTTTGTTTACTTTGTTCGTCCAGCATAATAAGTTCCTTTTATTTCTCTGACATTGCTTGTGTTGTTTGATAGCGGAAGAATATACCACCCATTCCAAATAGGATGCTAGCTAACATAATAGTTTCAGCAGATAAGTTAAGCTGTAGGACGTAGACTTGTAGAGCCGCCAAGGTTACACCAAAGACTTGCCACCTGTTACTACGGCTACGCCAGAATTGTTTTACTCTGTCCATAATTCTACCCACTCTTGATTGTCTTCATCCCACTTGTACATACCTTCCTCTGGATAGGGTACAGGTGAGTCCCATAAACAAGTATCTTCGTTCAGTGTCCAGCTAGGGTAGGGCTGAGGAGGTATGAAAGCATCACGCTCCTCATCGAATGTGTAGCCAATCCCTGCATAGTTCTTTCGAAAGGGAGTACCATCGTTAGCGTGAACACCGCCACTAGTATTGAAGCTGGTGCGCTTTGCTCCGTAATATTCTTCCCAGTTAGTGTCGCCTTCGTCTTTACCGACAAACACCTGAGTGACTATGTTGTTATCTAATACTGCGTAATGTGCCATAGTGATTATCCAAAGGTTACTGTGTCAGATGGGCCAGCGGCTGTGATTTGAGTAACAGTATTTCCTGAGTGAGTTGACGAGCTAGAAGTAACGCCAGCAGAGAATGTTGCTGTTACAGAAGTAGGATAAATTAAAAGTATAATACCTGAACCCCCACTAGCCCCATTTCCTGCATTTCCTCCACCACCACCACCACTATTGGTTCCTCCAGCTTGCGGCAACACACTTCCATTGCCTCCATTACCGCCACCGCCTGTAGAGTTATTACCGCCTCCTAAACCTACTGAGCCAAAACCACCGCCTCCACCGCCTTCACCGAATTTCTGAGTCAAACCTGATGCGCTTATTTGCGTTCCAGCGCCACCGTTTCCAATAGTGGTGCTTGTGCCGTTGAGTCCTGCACTTGCAGTTCCACCACCGCCTCCTGATCCATAGACTGGGCTAACACCTGACCCAATACCACCGTCATATCCTTGTCTTGGAGGGCCAGCTATTCCAGTGCCAGCTGGCGCTCCGTAATAACCAGTTCCACCACCACATCCTCCCGAACCTACTCCGTGAGAACCGCCATAACCACCACCGCCTCCACCTGTAGAGGTATGGCTAGCAAAAGTAGAGTTAGAACCGTTGTTTCCTGTATGGGTGCCATACCCTGAACCTCCTGCTCCAACTGTTACTGAGTAAGCGGTATTTTTAACATAAGTAGAACTGTCTGTAGCCGTTAGTAATCCACCGCCACCGCCAGCACCCATAGGATTTCCGTTACCTCCACCAGAAGCACCACCAGCTTGCACAGCGTAAGTAAGTTCAAATGGCCCTTCACCACCACCACGACCAACAGCCTTGCCGATAGAGAATGCACTTACATTAGCGCCAATCATGCAATTATCGCATGTATGCCAGTAGCTGTAGTACCAGTAGCAAGCACACGCTTAACAGAACATACTAAGTAAAAGTTATCAGGAACAGCTATTGTGCGCGTAGTTCCATCTATATTATGAAATGATACGTTTCCTGCTCCTGTGATGTATAGGCCAATAGCAATGTTATTGGTTACGCCATCTGAACCGTCAGGAGGTGAGGTTAAAGTAGACTGTCTATATCTAGGGCTAGTTCCTACGTTATCTGCACTATCAGAAGGAGTCACAGGAAACATGTCAGTTACGCTTCCGTTAAGTTCTTCTCTTTTCCTGTCTATAAATGGATTTGACATTTTAAAACCTCGTTAAATTAAGATGCGGACAATGCGCCTAACTGCCCAATGTGAAAATAAAAGTTACCAGATGTATTGCTAACTGGAGTAGCTTCTAATTGATTGTTTGCTTCGTCACCTGTCCATGTAAATGACGGATGATTTGCGCTACCGCCTGTTATTAATCCATTTTTAGCAATCTCTGTCACATTAATTGCATAAGAGTCAGCACCGATTGTATACTTTGTTACAAGAAGAACATAAGAAGAAGTATTAGCGGCCGATAAACTGACAGGTGATGAGTTACTAGCAACAATATGCAATATGCCTGAGTAATTAAGAGAGTTACCAAATATAGAAGCTAAATCTACAACAGGAGTATTAGCGCCAGTAACAGGCAAGTTGTTTACGCGAGTTACATCAATAGGATTAAGAACTGCAACTGTGCTTGCAATAGAACCAGTAAGTTTACAGCTATTAAGAGAAAGTTTATGATTTTCATCAACCCCTCCATTTGTTACTGAAATAGCACCTGTAACACTGTTTTCAGCATACCTGTTAATCTCAACATCAACAGAGCTTAAAAGGTCTGAAGAAGCATTAAACGTTAAATTTGGAGTGCCGCTTAATGTTCCAGATGCAGGGGGTGTAGTTGATCCTACTGTTCTTGTGGTTTTAATAAAAGAGCTTCCGTCTCCGTTTACCTTAAGATAATAAACATTATATGTCGATCCGTTAACAGTATAATTGTTACCTACTACTGGCGTTCCAGAAGGCATAGTGAAAGAAAATTTATTTTGATTCTCTAACTCGCTACGTAACGAACCGTACCCCGAATTAGCTGAATTAGTAGCAGACGTAAAACAAGAATTTAATGTACATCTAGTTCCACTTATTAAAGCATCATCATCAAATGTTGTATTTGCTTCAAACAAAAAACCCGACCTTAAAGATGATTCAGCACCACAATTATCAAAAGAAACACCTGATGTATTTCTTACTCGATACCCATAACGACCAGTATTGTCAGCGCCACAGGCTGTAAAGTTACTGTAACTTACGTCTGAAATTAAGAAACCTTGTCCTGTGGTAGTAGTATTTAGCGCATAGCAGTTTTCTACGTTTAATGAAGTGTTGTAACCGCCACTAAAATCGAAACCTGTTACACCGCCCTTAGATCGACACTGAGTCATTGTCACCATAAAGCAACGATGAACGAGGAAACAGGAGGCTGTGAAGTTTTGGCTAAAAACTCTTTCAACAAGTATCTCACTTCCAGCGACAAGAGGGGTTCCACCTTCTAGTTCAAGTCCAATCGCCACACGATTGTTTCCTAACACTTGAAAGTCTTTAAACGCGCAGTAAGTAGGGTTTAATGCTTGAATAGCTTGCCATTGCGCGGACTCACCATTGCCCACAAACCCTTCCGCACAATCAATAATAGTGTTATGAATTCCTTCACCCTGTAAGGTAACAGATGTTAATTTTTCTACTCCCTCTCCAGTTGTACGAATTACAATAGGTGACTTAATGTAGTATCGACCTACTGGAAAGTAAATTACTCCACCTGTAATGTAGTCACTTCCAGTATCTAAACTATCAATAGCCGCTTGAATTGCTGGTTGCCAGTCAGTACCACCAGAAGAAAGGCTTTCAAAATCTTTTATGTTGACCTGAGCGCCTTTGATCATTCTGTTTGTTGCTTTTGTTAAAGCCATGTTATTTTCCTTATATTTTATTTAGCAACCCAACCAGTATTGGTTGTGCCAGATTCTTTGATGTATAAAGATGTATTAGCGCCTCCGTTATTTCGATACCAAACGGAGCCTACTCCAGCAAGCACTACACCTTCAGGAGAACCTGATCCAGAACCCTCGTAATGAATAGGAAATTTAGTGTAATCTTGTTGTGTAATGTTATCTGTTCTAAAGTTATCTTTAACAATACCTGTACTTGGTATGGTCTCAGCGGTAGATAATTGAGAAATCCAATACGCCTTATAGCTAGTGCCTACCACATTAGTCACTGTAAGTCCTTGCGTTTGATACCAACTAACAACACCTCGATTAGATGCAGTGTCTGCCGCACCTTTTGTATCGTAAGTCTTCACGTTATCAATACAAACATTGCGTGAATCTTCTGAGTACACAGCAGACTTGTATGTCTCGTAGAACATAGAGTTATGGACTGTGATAGACCTAGAGTCTTCAATACCCACACCATTTCTTTTTGCAGTTCTAACAGTAGCGTTGTTAATTACTACATTGCCTGCTTCATGTAATTGAATGCCATCTAATTCAGATGTATCAGAAACAATGTTGTTTAAGTTTATATCGTGAGTACAATATTTAACTACTGGTGTACCGCCAGCATTGCCAGCAGTAGCGTCTTCAGATATGTACTTAATAGTATTACCGCTAACACTGTATATAGGAAATGATCCGTTAAACCCTGCAACACTAGCGCCAGACATATTAAGCCAACCATCAGCAGTAAACAGCGTGCCTGATATGGGCGTTCCTAAGTCAACAGTAACCATTCTTACTGTAACGTTGGCTGTACCACTAGGCGCTACATTAATAACTTCATCTGCCGCAGTAACGGTAGCCCCTGTAAAATCTAAAGTGTTCTCTGCCCTGAATCCGTAACCACAGTTGATTGCACTACAGTTAGTCAGGTTAGTGTTTCTTTGCGGAGCGTGTATTCTAAAGCCCATGTTAGAACAGTCTCGAACAAAGCAGTTAGTTAATTGCGCTCCAGTGTTATACGCTAGAGTAATGCCGTTGCCGTAGTTGTTACCGTCTGCACGACAGTTAGACATAGCTAACTCAGGGGCCAAACAATAGAACCCATTGTCATACGTCCAGTTAAAAGTGTTACAGGAATCAACGACAAGCTGTTCTCCACCAATATAAAACCCTGTAGCACAAGAGTTAGTTGAACAACCGCGCATATAAGTATATGCAGTATTAATTAATATTCCTCTTGGAACGCCAGCATTACCATTTTGATTCCATGAGGTTGCGTTATATACAGTGCAATCAAATATAGAATTTTGTGACTGGGAATTAAACCCTGTGCGAGTCCCAGTAATTACAAAGCCACACCAACCGTCTTTAAAGTAACAATCCCTAATACGTGATCGACTAGCATACTTAAAGTACACACCGCCAATGCCTTTGTTAGAAGAAGTAGCTGAACCATCAGCAACAGCAGTAGACCTTTGCCCATGAAATGCAATATTTTCAACGTGCATTGAATCATTACCAGCCGCATCATTATCGGAGTACGCTTGATTGACAAGAATTGATGTAGCCATCGTAGCTAGGGTTGTACCTGCACCACCTTCTTTTAAAACAGTTGCCTCAATACCATCACCATATAGCTTAGTATTAGACTTTATTCTTAAGGTAGTGTTGATTAGATAAGTGCCACTAGGGATATAAACCTGACCTTTTAAGTCTAACGCGGCTTGAATAGCGGTACTGTCATCTGTAGTACCATCGCCTTTCGCACCAAAGTCTCTAACATTGTTAGGCGCTCCTTCGATCATCGTGTTTGTTGCTTTTGTTAAAGACATATTACTCTCCTAATTCGGGACGAGTAGCAGGGAACGCATCTGTAGAAGGCCACGCCCTAAGTGCTTCCCGATAAATTATATAAGCATCACGCTGTGGATGATCTGTTAAAGAAATAATGTAATCAGTAGAGGCTAGTTCTGAATCTCGCCACTGACGAGCAGTCTCTTCTGCTGTAGGCTCTGGGGGTGTAGGGGCAACCCACTCTTCATAGTGTTCAAAGTTAGCCTCAACAAACTCTGCGTCTGCAACGATGGTATTTGTGATGTTACCGTCAGCATCTTTAACTATATATTTCATTTAATTCTCCTTTACGGTATGTACTGAATAACAACACAGCCTTCACCACCACGGCCTGAGGTAACGTATCCTACGCCATTATAATAACCCCAGCCACCTCCACCACCTATAGAGGCATTACCAGAGGCGGCATTTAATGATTCTTTGTAAATTCCTGCCGCACCTGCTAACGGCCCTGCCGCATAATCGCCACCAATACCGTATGTGTAAACATATGTACCTGTGCCACCAGCACTGCCAGACAACTGGCCCAAACTAGAAGAATAAAAATCTCCTAAAATATCGCAATTACCTCCAGTACCTAAAAAATCTACTATAACCCCGTCATTACCTGCTCCTGTTAAACCAACAGCACCACCGCCTCTCTTCCAGCCACCGCGTCCACCTGCGTTGTTTATGTCTCCATTGGAAGCAGTACCACCAGTAGTGTAAGTGCCACTACTTAAAGCCCCTCCTGCACCACCAGTAGCTGTTAGCGTAGCACTTAGTCCTGTACCTGCAACAGTCGTAGTGCCTCCTGCGACTCCTGCCGAAAAAGACCCTATTGTCTGCGCTCCACCTGCACCAGTCACCACAGTAAAGGAGCCAGATGTGGTAACAGCTAAAGAGTTCTTTTTGCAATAACCTCCTGCCGCACCGCTTTGAAGGTAGGAGGCACTATTAGAACAACTACCACTACCACCTGCCCCAATAACGTGAATCATTATGTTGCCGTCTTGCGGAGGAACCCATGTTTGAGACTTGTGTAAAAAGATTGTGGGGAATGAAGCACTACCTCCACCACTACCTATGAAATCTGAAAAATTACTCACGACATTACCCACCCTTGCGTTGCGTCTGTATATATGAATTGTATGGAAAGATAAGCGGCATCCATTGTGAAGTCAGAAGCACTGCTCATTATGTTACTTCCGTTCCTACCTACCACTGTGTCTGTAAAGTTACCCACCGTAACCAAGACTCTTTGGCCTATGGTTGGTGAAGCAGGAAGCGTAATAGTTCTACCTGCCGCGCTAACGTAAACGTGAGTGTTAACCGTAGCCGTCATGGATGCAGAAGTAACTACAGTTGTTATGCCTACCGATATAGGCTCTGAAGCTATTTTAGCCGCTGTTACAGCATCGTCAGCTATCTTGGCTGTGGTAACTGAATTATCTGCTATCTTGGCTGTGGTAATTGAATTATCTGCTATCTTGGCTGTGGTAATTGCATTGTCTTGTATAGCTGATGTTCCTACACTGTCTGCCGCTGGTGTAGCTACGATAGATGTAGTAAACCCAACAAGCATAACCTCAATAACAGAGTTATTAGGAGGAGCTTGAGAAAAAGTAAGTGTCGTGTCTGATACTGCGTAAGAGCTTTTAAACTGATACACACCATTAATATAAACAAAAGTATTGTTCTTAATAGCAGAAGCACTAAGAGTAAAATCAAGAGTTGTGCCGTTAGCTACAAACTCATTAGTCTTTAACTCAGTAGAAATAATATCCCCACGCACTAAAGCCCTTACTTCAATAACGGAACCCAATAAAGGAGCCTGAGAAAAAATTAAAGAAGTGCCGTTAGTAACACTGTAAGAACCTATCTCTTGAACTAAACCGTCAATAACGACAGTAAGTGTGGAAGAATCACCTGCGGAGTCAGTCATTGTAAATGTAGTTGTAGAACCATCACCAGTAAAGGTATCTACTGACAAAATTTGATTAGTACCACCAACAGCTTTCTTTAGACTTCGGAGTTCAGTTTGAACGTCAGTAAAAGACGCTCCTGTGCCTTCTGGTAAATGAGATACTAGGTCGGAAGTAGTTACACCAATAGGCATAATTTCTGCAACCATGACTTCAATAGATGCTCCAAGAGGAGGAGCTTCTGAAAAAGTTAGAACTGTTTCTGTTAAACTATATGTTTCTTTTTCTTGGTAAACGCCATCTATATAAATTTGTGTGTTGTTTGAACTTCCTGCGTCTGATTCTAGGTTAAAAACCTTACTAGTGCCGTTTCCAAAAAAGCTATAAACATTCCAAGACGCAGTATCATAGTCAGATAACGTAAGTGCCTTAGCCTCTATAGTTCCTGTACCTATACCTGTTGAGCCTCTAAATAATGACATGTTTACCTCTTAAATAAAATAAAATAAAGGAGACTCCCCATTGCGAGGAGTCCCCAGTTCACTACTTAGCCATTAACAGCCAATACAACACCTGCTTCAGGACGCATTACTTGCGTACCATATAGAGTGTCAGCAGTATAAAGAGTACCAAGGAACTCTTGCTTATACTGAGTCTGAGAACGTACACCCTGCTGTTCAGCAAGAACCATAGCGTCCTTGTGAAGTAGCATAGCGGCTTTAACGTCTCCACCTGCACTGTTATCTGCGGCAGTTTCGATGATTGGGCAGTTGCTAGAAACAAATACGTCAACACCGTATAGGTTTCCAATCTGACCATTACGTACACCTCGTCCGTCTACAAAGTCAGAAGACATGTAGCGATCAACGCCCATAATAGCGTTACGGAGAGAAGGAGGAACAACAAAGCATCGGTTGTCCATAGGAACGTCAGCATCGTCCAATACCTGAATAGCGGCACGGAAACCTGCGTCATTGAATACGTCACTTGATGCTACGGAATCAACAGCATAAGTTTCAATACCAGAAGCTCCTGAGAAGTTATAAACAGTGCTGTGAGTCCAATCAGAACCGTCTCCGTTTCCTAGAGACTTACCCAAAGTAAACAAGTCGTTATCAACTTGCTTGGCTAAAGCATAACCTGCGTCACCAGTGTAGAACTGACGTAGAGAAGCTAGAGCTTGTGCTTGAGTGATGTCTTCGATAAGACGAGAGTATTCAAAGTGCTTGTTGATTGAAATCTGAATTTCGCCCTCAACAGCGTTCTGAATAGTTACAGCAGTGTTTTCTGCCTTAGCATTTGCAGAACCACGAGTAGGCTTAGGAACGTGAATGGTATCACCTTTCTTGCCTGTCATGCTCATTTTCTTGACTAGGTTAGCCAATACTAGGTTAGATTGATAAGCTGCAATTACTTCGTCACTCCAAATCTCTGGAATAAAAGTAGCCGCGCTAGTGTTGTCTACTGCCCCGCCCATTGCGGGATATACTGATGTAGTCATGATAAAAGTCCTATAATAAGATTAGTTACGGACTCTCCCTTCTTGATACGCTTGCATGATTTCATCAGACAAAGACATGTATCGTTCAGGATCATCCTTCATAAGTTTAATAATGTCTGAACGCCTGTAGACTTTCTTTGCCGACTGCTCTCCGCTTCCTCTAACATTACCTGTAGATGCGGCCTTAATAGTGTCTTTGCGTTGTTGTTTCTCATTAGCGGCAGTTTGTCCTACTACCTGCTGACGCTCCTTCCAGTTACTGAAAAGCTCATCTGCGGCCTCGTAATCATACTGCTGATCTGCTTGTGCAAAAAGCTGTGTGCGAATCTTTGATCCTTTGATCCAATCTACGAACTTACCATCTTCCAAAATATCCTTCATATCAGGATGTCTGTTTTGAAGTTCGGTCATAGCCGCATTTTGTTTATACTGAGCAGATACTTGCTCTGCTTCTTTGATCTTAGGATGATTGCTTATAGCTCTTTCGACTGCCTTGTCGGGATCAGAGAAAAAGTCTACTTCTTCTTCAGAAGTTTGTTGCGGTGCTTCTGTTTCAGAGAGTTGTGTCTGTATATAGTCATCAACAACTTTGCGTAATTCACCTACTTCCGAACTTTGTTTACCTAAGAGTTTCTCAGCTTCTTGGTGCATACGCACTATATCCGCTGTACTCTTACCTTTATATTTATCAGGAATTTCCTGTTGTTCGGGTTCTTGTGTAGGTTCTGCATTTACAAGAGGTTGCTCTACTGGAGGCTCTTGTTTAGTTATGTCTGTTACGCTTTCAGTTTCAGTTGTATCGTCTAAAGGTTGACGCTCATCTATTAATGTTGCCATTATTAAACTCCGTGAGTAATCTCATTATGGAGGTGTATTGTATGTAAGGGTTCGGTTAGGAGTTAGCCTTACGCTCTTTTTGAATCTTCCTTTCGCGGTCTCTCGCCCATTTCATGGTAGCACCTGCAAAGTCACCTGAAAGAGGGTCTAAAAGACTACGAACTGGAGAGATTATTCTATTAGCTGTCAGTGAACATTCAGGACATTCTATTTCAGTAGCTTTAGAATCTATAAGCTTTTCAGTAGTATGTCCGTTGTCGCATCGGAAGTCGATCATTATAAACATTTTAGTTTACTCTTCTTCAGCTTGTCTTTGAGCTATTTCTAACTGTGTTTCAATATTTAAGACACTGTATATTACAGAAAGTTGTCCTTTGCGAAATGAAAGGTCTTCTCCATCTTTACAAGCTTCTATTGAATTAATTCTTTCTACGTCCTCAGTAAGGTCAGATATAAAGGTTTTCCAACCTTCAGTCCTGAACATTTCCTCATAAGAACGATAGAACTTTTCAAGCTCTTGTTCATTCATAAACTGTTTCTCCTTTAGGACAGTTTAAATTAAAAATATTAAATACATAACATAGTTATATTATAGCACGTATTGGTCTGAAAGTCAAGAACTATTTTCTATATTTTGATGTTTTTTTAGCTATTTTTTTAGGTTGCTTACTGACTTGTTTCCCTTTAGCAGTGTCAGCTTTTTTCTTTCTGGAGGTTGCGGCATATTCCTTAGTTGATAAAGCTTGTCTTGCTTTTTTAGGTAAATATCTTTCACCTGTAGCTTTAGACCCTTGAGTGCTAGGTTTACCTGATTTAGTACCCCACTCTTCTTTTGTCCACTTTTTTAAACTTTTTTGTGACTTTTTAAGAGCCATTAGTTTTTATAGCCTCCACCCTTAGCTTTGTATTCTTTTGCTAGCATCTGAGCTTTTCTTGCAGACCATTGTCCTGCGCTACCACCTTTGCTTCCTGCTTTGATCTTGTTAAACAAGTTCTTACGCATAGTGGGCTTAGTATAGTTACCTGCTTTATTAACTGTAGACTTTTTAACTGCCATGTTATTTCTTCTTAGCTTTAGCTTTGTTTTTACGGTAGGTCTTAGCCCCTGCATCGTTTCTAAGAGTCTGTATAGCCGCCTTAGCTTGTTTAGCGTTTAAAGGCATTGCTCTTGCTCTTTTAGCCAAAGGTTTTGCTTTTGGCGTAGCTTTCTTCTTTGCTGGTGGTCTTCCAACCTTACTTCCGTATGTACCCTTACCTTGTGGCATTGTATTCTCCTACCATTTAGATTTATTAGCCCAGTATGCCGCAGACATTTTGCCTTTAGCAATATTTTTAGCGTGTCGTGCTTTAAAAGATTTACGTCTTGCTTTTTCCGATGCAGTCTTTGGATTCTTACCTGCACCTGAAACACCTTGCTGTCCATAGCGAATAGTCTTTACCTTATCTCCTTCCTTAGCTACAACTACATGACTTTTGGTAGCATGATTAGGAGTTCGTTTAGGTTTGTTAAAACCGCTAACTCCTGCTCTTACCAATCTAGGGTCTTTAGCCATTAGTACGTCCTCTCTCTTTAATTGCTACTTCTCTTTCTTTTAGTAATTGATCGGAAACCTTAAGCCTTCTTTCAAACTCGCGGTCATCGTCATTACCTTCTCGTATATTAGTAGTGATAGCTTTAATCTTGTCAATCTCTAACTCTTGAGGTATAGATTGAGCTTCAGTAGCAAGCTTCTGCGCTCGTGCTTGTGATTCAATAGCTTGTCCTTCTAAGGCCGCAGTCTGTGACGCTTGGAATGCCAACTGTGATTCCTGAGCCGCTTGTTGTGCTTGTTGTGCTTCAGGATCAGGCTGATTAGCTTTTTCAAGAGCCGCTATAAGTTCCTCACGATTACCTACGTTCATGTTATCAATGATAGACATAATAAGCTGTGAGTACATTGGAGTTTCAGGTGACATGGTTTGTAACAACTGTACAAGCTGTGTAACTTCGTACTCACGCGCAATAATGCCCAGTGAACTGGAAGTGTGGAACTTGTAGTCAGCAACAGGATATGCTTCAGGATTAAACTGCATATAACGGTGTGCGGCTTTAGTTACAAAAGGAATCAGGAAAGATTCTTGGAAGTTAATTAAAGTTCGCTTATGACGCTTAATGATAGCGCCTAAGCTCATAGAGATACCTGCGGCAGTGGAATCACCATTGATTGATCCTGAGATACCTGCGGAATCAACAGCGCCTGTAGCTGTCTGTACCATACGCTGTAAAGCGTCAGCCTGTGCAAAGCTAATTTGACTTACATTGCCAAAGTTAAATGGTTGTATAACTTCATTAGGCGCACCGTTAGTTAAGATAACTTTACCTGCACGTACTTCAGGTCTAGCGCCTCTAGGCATCCTTGTAGCGTCCATAGCTAACATAGGGTGTATAGTAAGCGCAAGAGCGTCAATTCTAGCTCGTATTTCAGCGTCTAACGCCTTTTGTGAGTTATATCCTTTCTCACATACCCCTCTACCCCAAAAACGGCTAGGAACAACATCCCAAGGGAATGCTATAATAGGTCTATCACCCATCATATAAGGATTAGATTCCGCTTTTAGCAAAGTGCCATCATTAGCAATTACAACAATAGCTTCCACATAATAACTTTTACTTTCTTCATCGTCATCAACTAATGTAGCTATTTCTTCCGCTTCGGATTCCTTTTGAGCCATCTCTAATAAATGTCTAGGTACTAAACCATAGTATTTAGTCAATCGTACTTTATCATCATCGTGTGCTACTAAGTCTTGATCTGGCTCTATGTCAAAATCAGGAGCCGCCATTGATACTTCTACGTTCCTATATATTCCTTGTTCCTGTAATTGCTCAACTAGATGTAAGGATACAAACTCATCAACAGCACAACCCATTGCTTCCTCTACGGAGGTAGCTAAAGGGTCTATTAGGAAGTTCTGAGGCATTACAGGACGGAGTTTAACACAAGTCTTTTCCGTTAT